ATTTATGTATAAGCAACTAGCGGAACTATTTGCTGGAAACAATACCCAATACATCCAAGCCACTCTAACGGGTGGTAAGGATGAAAGGGGTAAAAGAAAAGCAGATTACTTAACCATTCATAAACCACTAACAGAGGAAATATGGAAAGACCATATTGACGGTAAAATTGTTATTGGTCTTAAGCCAGAAAGAGAAGATAAAGCTATCTGGGGTTGTATAGATATTGATCCAAAGAATTATCAAGATTATTCATCAAAGAAATATGTAGATATAATTACAAATTCAAAGTTACCTCTAATTCCAGTATTATCTAAATCTGGTGGTTTACATTTATTTTTATTCTTAAAAGATTGGGCCAACGTTGATGATATTAAAAAAGTATTAAACAAATGGAATACTTTATATTTTTTATCTAATGAAGTATTTCCAATGAACAAAGCTGTTGGTATGCCGTATACCAATGCCGAACTAACTTCTGAATATGCAATAGCAGAAAATGGTATGGGGATTAATCTTCAATCTTTTATTGCTTTAGCAAATAAAAAGAAAATGAATATTCAGGAATTAAATAATTTTGAAACTCCAACCTATGAACCAGAAGCACAATGGTCTAACTATCCTCCTTGTGTACAAAAATTAATACAAGAGAAATGGAGTGGTAATAATAGAAACAATTTTTTATTCAACGTACTTACACTTGAGACTAAAAAAAATCCTTTAATAACTTTAGAAGATTTAGTTAGAATAGGTAAGAATAGAAATAGAGAAATATTTACTACACCATTAGAAGATAGAGAAGTAGAGAATACAGCAAAGTCTGTTAAAAAAGGTGGATACTTTTATTTATGTCCAAGTAAACATCCAGAACTAGCTCCTATATGTAATAAAGAACTATGTATGACTAGATCATTAGGTATTCAAGCTGAAATACCTCAGATCATAGATGAGTTTAAAAATCCTATGAAGTCGTTTGATTTAAAAACAACTTACTATGAATTTGATTATGATAAACAACATATTGTAATGCAACCAGAAAATATGATTGATGAAAAAGCTTGGAGATTAAAATTAATGAGACATGGAATATTTTGGAAAACATTACCTAAGTCTAAAGCTAATCCAAATCCATATGAAGTAATGTTATCAGCATTAATGAAAAGATTTGTAGAGAATGAACATTTTAATTATAATGATATTGTTGAAGATGAAAGGTATCAAACATTAAAAGATTTCTTTGAAGATAAAATAGAACAAGATGATTTTGATAAATTAAAAGACGGTTATATCGTATTAGATTCTAAAACAAACATTTGTTATTTTACTAGAGCAACAATAGACAAGTGGCTTAAAGATAAGAAGAGTAAAGTATTTAATTCTACAATAGATGCCTTACGTTTATTAAATTGCACTAGGCTAGAATATCATAAGGGTGTTAAGAATGTTTGGAATACTCTTATGCCAAAGTTTATTAATCACCAATCAATAAAGAAGAGCAACGGAAAAGTTAACAATGTAAGTGAAATGGACGATGACTATCACACAGGAAAATTTAGAAATCCAGAAGTTAAAACAAATATACAAAAAGACAGTTAAGATATTTGGGCCGCCTGGAACTGGAAAGACATATACTTTAATTGAAAAAGTATTAAAGGGACATATTAAAAGAGGAACTAATCCTAATAATATTGCTTTTATATCTTTTACAAATAAAGCAGTGAATACTGCAAAAGATAGAACGCTTGCTGCATTTCCACAATATACAGAAAAAGATTTCTCTAGATTTAAAACATTGCACAAATATTGCAGAAACTATTTTGAAGAAGAGATATTTGATATTAAAAATTGTTTAATTGATTTTGCACTAGAAGAAAAGTTTATAAAGCATTCTGATAATAGGTTAGAAGATGACAACTTTGTTTATAAAGATTGGTCATTAGGTATATATGATAAATCAAGAAACATGATGAAAGATCCAGTATCTGTTTATAAAATGGAATCTTATAAGAGAGATAACATAGATGTGTTTCAAAGAAAGATATCTACGTATGAGCATTATAAACTTAATGGAAGAGAAAGACCTTTAATTGATTTCACAGATATGATTGAACGAGCTATCAATGAAATAGCTTTCCCACCATTAGATATTTTAATTTTAGATGAAGCTCAAGATTTTACACCATTACAGTGGTCAGTTATTTATAAGATTGTAGATAATGTTAAACGTGTTTATCTAGCAGGAGATGATGACCAAGCTATATATAAATGGAATGGATCAGACCCAAAGTATTTTACTACATATTTTCCAGGCCGAAAAGTTGTATTACATAAAACAAGACGATTTAATCAAGCTATATATGATTTCTCTCAAATAGTTCGTAGAGGAATATTAGATAGCGTAGATAAAGACTTTGAAACAATTAATAAAGAACACGGTTATGTAAAACGCTATATGAGTTTTATGGAGATACCATTTAATGAATTAGATGGTACTTGGTATATCTTAGGTAGAGTTACTAAAGTTGTTAATGAATTAAGAATGGGTGCTAAAGCTGCAGGATTATACTTTGAAGACAGTAAAGAAACTAAATCATTTGATCAAAAACAATGGAATGCAATTAAAGCTTGGACTACAATATCAAAAGGTAAATCTATTGATAAAAAGAATGCAGAAAACATGTATAAATTTATAAGAGAGATTGATAACTCTAATTATAGAGATGAAAAGTTTTGGATAGATCAGCCAGATTTTACTACATATGATTTCAAACAATTAAAAGAATGGTGTGGTTTATCATTAGATGATGAAAGCCAAACAAAAGAATGGTGGTGGGTATTAAGAAGAAACTTTAGTTCTAAACAAAAGATTTACTTTATAAGATTATTGAAGCGATATGGGCAAGAACAATTAGACAAACGACCCCAAATCATTATAGATACTATTCATTCTGTTAAAGGTGGAGAAGCTGATCATGTAATTGTATCAGCTAAAAACGATTACGCCTCTGATTTTAATAGAAAGAATAAACAAGACAAAATAGACGAACTAAAAGTTTATTACACAGGGTTCACTAGAGCAAAGAAGACATTACATTTGCTTTCAAGTGATAATCAATATAACTATCCTGTTGGTAAAGACTATTTAGTTTACTTACAGGAGAAAAAATGATCAAGATAAAAACAATAGATAAAGAAGAACATGGAGAGAACCAATACTTTATAGTTTATAATTTAAATAAAGGTATACATACATTTGGTGGAACACCAGAAGATATTATAGAAAAATTGTATGAAGATATGAAAGAACGCAATGAGTAATAAAGCATTTTATAAACAAGTTGGTGGGGCACATTATAAAAAGTATGCCATACAACCATCTCAGTTCATTAATAAAAACAAAATATTGTTTGCAGAGGGTAATATAATAAAGTATATATGTCGGCACCAAGATAAAGGAAAGAAACAAGATTTGCTTAAAGCAATACAATATATCGAAATGATTATAGAAAGGGACTACAATGACTAGCCTACAACTATCAATGACGTTTAAGAAAAGCATTTGGTCGTGTCCAAGTGAATATAAAGATTTATCTTCATACCCAGAAATTGCAATTGACTTAGAAACAAGAGACGAGGGAATTACTAAAGGACTAGGTGCTGGTTGGGCAACTAATAACGGAGAAGTAATTGGTTTTGCAGTAGCCGTAGATGGATGGCAGGGTTATTATCCATTCAATCATTTTGGTGGTGGTAACATGGTTCCTGAACAAGTTCTTAAATATATTAAGAGTGTTTGTGCATTACCTAATAAAAAAATATTTCATAATGCTCAGTACGATTTAGGTTGGCTACAAGCTATGGGTATGACTGTTAATGGCGTTATTATTGATACTATGATAGCGGCTGCTCTTATAGATGAGAATAGATGGTCTTATTCATTAAATAATATATCTAAAGATTACTTAGGCGAGATTAAAGCTGAAACTGATTTAAATGAAGCGGCTAAAGATCATGGTATTGATTCTAAGTCTGAGATGTGGAAATTACCAGCAGAGCATGTTGGTTTCTACGCTGAGCAAGATGCACG